ACACAAAGACGCCAGCTATCAAGATGATGTTCTCACATGTACTGATGCTGGCACTGATTTGTGCTGTAGCTTGCGATGATAACCCATGTCTCTGGGAGCGGTTTGCCAACTCCAGGGATATGGAATTCATGACTCCTGTTGTCAATTTGAGCACCTCTAAAGGCTTGTCAATATCCCAAAGGATATGCATGGTTAGTATGGGAATGCACTGGTCCAGAATCTTGAGTGAGGCAGAAGAAAAAGAGATGAAGAATCTGGATCCATTGGTGATGTCAAGCTTGAACTGGAGAGGCACAGCCAAAACCAGGAGCTCAACATCTTTCAATTTTGACATCCTGGACGCCATTTTCCTGGGCCTCATCAACATGACCAAATGGGATGAGAGCAGTAGCAGACACAGGCCCATCCACCCCGAATGCATCAAATCCAAAGTTTGTGGTTTTATGACAGCCTCTGGGCCTAGGGTCAAAACATGCTCTGGAAAGCTTAGGGGAGCAGACAGACATGGCCACTGCACCAATAGAGCCATACCCTATGAGGCAACAAATGTGATCTCCGTCGGTGTGCAACATGCTCAAGAGGCCGATCAGCTGGATGAGCATGAAGCAAAGTTTGTATCTGAAGCTAGGAAATCAAATAACCCTGACTTTTGCAGTGTTGACGGAGTGGAGATTAACCAGTGTGACATGGCCTCTCCAGGGAGATGGCTCCTTTTGCATTATGCTAGCTTCAGACTGCAGGAAGGAAGTTTGGTATACTTCTCTCCTGGTCTAAATATAAAATGGAGTCAAATTGATGCACCCATCTCCGACTTCTTCTGCATTAATGTATCCAAACACCTGGATTCACACTATAGGCCCTGCGACATAAACTGCACTAATAATTGTCAAGGGGACGAACTCTACTGCTCAATTCACCAATGTGAGAGATCAGCAGAGTGCAAATGCTCATTTATAGGGAGCAGGGGTGTTGCTCAGGTGCAGATTGGAGATCGATGGTTCACACCTGCAGTTGTAGGGAGCCAGCAATTTTATGTGAAAGAGGAAGTCCCTATCCTACAGCAGCCATCCACAGATTGCACAACATGTGCCATGACATGTTCAACTGAAGGGATTTCCATCAGCAGCATTAAGGATGAGCTCAAAGATGTGACAGTATGTGTTGAAGGTTTTTGCTCAACAAGAGTGAGCAAGGGGTCTAAGGTGTGGAAAATTGAATTTCACAACCAGTACCCATCCTCTGGATCAATTGCCCTGGCTAGAGGCACAACCGTGGGAGGAGAAAGCTTTGAACTAACTGCTGAATGCGGGAGAAGATCAGGCTGTGAACAAATCAACTGTCTCTTCTGCAGGGAGATGTTGTCAAACCCTCAATGCTATCCTTATGGCAAATGGCTACTTCTCTTTCTGATACTTGCCGTCTTCTACATCTTCATTGCCCTCCTCAGGACAATCATGAGAATTGTTATGACTTGCCTCTCAATCCTTTATGGGCCTTTCATGATTGTTATTAAGATTTCAAAGTGCTTGGGTAGATTAGGAAAGAAGAAAGGTGAAAGAACATATGTGAGACTGATGGAGGCAATAGATGAAGAGAAGAAACCTGATGCGCAAAGACCTGTGACACCTGTGGGAAGGGCCAGACAGCCTCGCATTGTTCTGTTTATTGTCTTAGCTATAATGATGCATATGGCTCTCTGCTGTGATGAGAGCAGATTGATAGAAGAGACATCTGTGACCTGCACTCCTGGATCGGACAATATCTTCTCTTGTTCTACTAAAGAGGTGATCACTGTCAAAGAATTGAGGGCAGGAAAGACAATTTGTGTCAGCCTGAAGGGGCCCGGGGGAAGTCTTTCAAGCCCAATAAAAATCAAAATGCTTGACATAGTAGGGAGATCAGATCTTCTGGACGTGTATTTCACTTTCAATGGCCATGCTAACTGCAAATCTGTCCGAAGGTGCAGATGGGCAGGATCCTGTGGCAATTCAGGATGTGTGGGTGTAGGGAAAGAAGACTACGATAGAGAGTTGGGAGAACAAGATTCTTCAGCACATCCTAACTGGAGAGATTGTTTTGATGGCTGCGGGGGGGCAGCATGTGGGTGCTTCAATGCAGCACCCAGCTGCATTTTCCTTAAGAGGTATGTCACTAACGCTGATTCAAGAGTCTTTAAGGTATTTAGGCCTTCTGCATGGTTTTTATCCACCAAGATAGTGGTTGATACTGCATCACACAAGGAGGACATAACATTGAAGAGTGGAGAAGCTAAAGTGATCGACAAGGTATCCTTCCACTACAGAACTGACAAAAATCTTTTCGCTGGAATAAGTATCCCCCCAATAGTGACAGAAGTAAAGAGGGATGGGAAGCCTCTCAGCTTCTTCCTAGAAAACCAGGGACAGCACCCAAAATGCAAAGATGAAAACTCAGCAAGAATTTCATCAGTATCAAACTGCATCATTGACCAAAACTCCATCACAGCTAATGCAAGAGTGGATGATGTGTCTTGCAGAAGCAATCTTGTCAGTATTTCTGGAATGAGTGCTCTAAAGCCCTTACCACAGCGGGTGGGGGACTTCCTCATAGAGTTGCAGAATGATGAGCCTGTTCTCCTAGCAACAGGAGATTCAGGAGTCGTTGAAGGAGAACTTCAAGTGGATTTGTCACATAAGAAGATATCTATTAAGGTTGACACAACAGTTTGTAGAGGCTCCATGAAGGAACTCAAAGGGTGTGTAGGCTGTACTAAAGGAGCCTTTGTCTCATTAGAAGTCCATTCAACCTCAGCGGGATCAGCCAGTCTTCAGTGTAGCTTAAGTAGTTGCTATATGGAAGTTCAAAAGGGAATAAACAATGTCAATTGTTCTCTCAGATTTGCCAAGGCAGTTGTTGAAGAGGCGTGTGTACTTGCCTGCTCAGGATCCAAAGAACAGCTGATCATCAAAGGGAATCTCATAATTGGAGGGGATTTCAAGAAGTTGACAGAGGATTCAGCTACAAGTTTTTCTCATAGTGACTCCAAGGATTCGAGAATCCATTTACAGACAGGTTTTTTGAACTGGCTAGACACATTATTTGGCACCAGCCTCCTAGGGAAAATTCTAGGGATAGGCTTTGCAATTCTATCTCCATTTATCCTGATCCTGATTTTAAAATGGGTCATTAAAGCCATAATCAGAAGATCCAGAGTTAGGCAAGGCTCTAGACATGATGTAAACAAGGACAACTAAGTAATTTGACCTGATGGATTTCCATCTCTAGTCTTCGGGCTAGAGAGTTCCAATGCTGGCGGTCTTTGTG